ATTATCGACCTTTTTAGTTATTTAGGAACTTAGCATAAGGAATTGCAAGAAGATCATCAAGTTCATCTGGTTGTACTATGTATAACTGCCCTGCAAGTTCTGCCCATGTGTAGTTACGATACTTTCTCCAATGAAAATTCAACCCACGAAAACCCCATGAGAATATATCAGTGCAGGCTATCAAAGGGTGTTGATCATACTGAATGTTCGGAGTCTTTGGATTATATACAAAGGTATAGAAGTTTCCAACATCAGGAACAGGTGTCACAGTATCATTCAATAGAGACATGATCTCTAACATCATATCTTCTTGATCATTTGTTGGATTGTTTATGGTATTACCTTCAAGTCTACTCATCTGATTCCAAGTTCTTTCTCTGTTACTACTTTAAATTCAATACGATGATCCTCACAGAATTCTTTTGCTGCAGCCCACTTTGCTTGATTGATTGCATAGGTCACACACTCTGTAAGATATGATTTAGTCTTTCGACTTCTTGGTTTAGGAGGCATCGTTTGCTTATATGGTTTCACTTCTACCACATAAGTTTTGATCATATCATTTTTCTCTTTCACTTTAATCAAATAGTCTGGATAGTATTTGTGTACTCGATTATCCTTTGGAGAAAGATATGGAATACTGAATTCCTCTGATGCCCATGAAACAATACTATTATTCATATCACACCACTGACAAAACTTTCTTTCCCAACTACTACGACATATAATCATCTTCGAGTTTCCCTGATACTTGTGTGGATACACAGGAGTATATCTACTCTTAATGCTCTCCCCCATAACTTGCCTACATAATATACAAGGTCAATCTATATTTATAAATGGCTATCATCCCACCACAGCGAAAATCGATATCGATGGTTAAGGCTCAACTCCTTAATCCAGCGACGACTTCGCATTTTCAGGTAAGCGTCTCTTTTTTAGAAAGTGCGTTCGCCAGATACAGAAGAGAAATAGGTTTGAATTTAGATCAAGGAAGATTAAATATATTATGTTCAGAAACTAACTTACCCGGATCAAGATTTGCAACCTCAGAATTAATAAATAATATCCCCGGAGTAAGAGAGAGGCATGTATATCGTAGACAATATGATGACACTATTAATTTAACTTTTTATTGTGATGCTGATCAATATCTTCCTATAAGATTCTTTGAAGCATGGATGAATTATATTGCAAATACTACAAATAGAAATGATCCAAATACAAATGGTTCTGCTCAAAATGAAAATTATACTTACAGAGTTAAACTTCCTAAAAAATATAATGGTAATTTAGAAATAACAAAGTTTGAAAAAAACCTTGATTCAAGAAGACAAACAAGACCTCTCACATATAAATTTGTAAATTGTTTTCCACTTTCTATTAATTCAATGCCAGTTTCTTATGATGCATCAAACCTTCTTAAATGCACAGTCGGAATGGCTTATTCAAGATACTTTATTGAACAAAGACCTCTTGGTATAATTCCAAGATTTATAAATGCACTTCCATTTTAGGGTGCTAAATAAACTTACTGAACTGTAACATTATGCCATTACCAAAAATTGCAACGCCAAGTTATGAACTTGAATTACCTTCATCAGGAAAGACAATACAGTATAGACCTTTCTTAGTTAAGGAGGAAAAACTACTTGTCATCGCACTTGAAAGTGAAGATACAAAACAAATAACAAATGCTATTAAAGCTGTTATCAAGTCATGTGTCCTTACTAAGGGTGTAAAGGTTGAAAACTTACCTACATTTGATATTGAATTTTTATTTTTAAACATTCGTGGTAAATCTGTTGGAGAAGACATAGACTTAAAACTCATGTGTCCTGATGATGAAAAAACTGAAGTAAGTGTGAGTATCAATTTGGATGATATCAAAGTTCAAAAACCAGAAGGTCATTCAAATCAAGTCAAACTTGATGATGACTTGATGATGGAACTTAAGTATCCTTCACTTAACGAATTTATTAAAAATAACTTTGACCCAAATGATACATCAAAGAATCCAATGGATCAATCATTTGATTTAATCGGATCATGTATTGATAAAATTTATAGTAATGATGAAGTATGGGCAGCTGATGACTGCACTAAAAAAGAGATAGGTGAATTTCTTGATTCAATGAATTCAAATCAATTTAAAGAAGTTGAAAAGTTTTTTGAAACAATGCCAAAGTTATCTCATACAGTGAAGGTTTATAATCCAACTACAAAAGTTGAGAGTGATGTAGTGCTTGAGGGTTTAGCGTCTTTTTTCGTATAGCAATGGTGCACATGGATCTGGAAAACTATTTCAGATTAAATTTTGCCATGATGCAGTACCATAAATATAGTTTGACTGAGATTGAAAACATGATGCCTTGGGAACGAGATATTTATGTTGGATTATTGCAAGCACATCTTGAAGAAGAAAGATTAAAGGAGCAACAACGAAACGCAAATGGATGAAATGAATCCAGCATATGAGAATTTTCTCAATAATATGTCAAGACTTAGTAGAACTCCTAGAGAGACTACAAGAAGAGTTTCTGCATCAAAGTTTTTAGGAAGAGATGATTTAGAAGTAAGAATTAAATTAAATGAGAGAAAGATAACCGTATTAAAAAATATAATTCAAACTCAAAAAATGACGACTGCCATTATGATGGCATCATTAGCGAGTCCAGTTCAAGAAGTGGGACAAAATATTATTGATATTAAGAAAACTATATCATCAATATTAGAAACATTAAAAGCACAAGATAAATTTGAATATGAAAAATTTCTTGATGCTCAAAGAAGAAATGAGAATGCGAGAAGAAGGAAAAGAGAAACAACTTTAGAGGGTGTAGGAAAAAAAGGTTTAAATTTAATTGATCGTGGTGTGAAGAGAGTTCTTTCGCCCATAACAGGTATTTTTTCAAGTATATTAAATGGATTTATCGCTCTTGTGGGTGGTAAATTATTGCAAGGATTAGTTAATGTCTTACTCAATCCAGCTGTGCAAAGTATTATATTAGGAATAACCGGTTTTGTTGAGAGATTCTTTCCAATAATTGTCGGAGCTGTTGGTGGTGTGGTTGGTGGTATTGCACGATTTTTAAATGAAATGGGAATTTTGGAGCCCCTGTTATATGGTATTGGTGCTTTTTTGCTTGCTAGTCCTGCAATAAATCTCGCTGGTAGTTCATTTGGGCCAACAAGAGTTGGGAGACTTGGATCATTTAAAACTGCTGGTAGGTTTAAAAAAATGGGGATGATTTTTAATCCAAAACTTTTAGGCAGAGTGTTAAGACCAAAGGCATTTAATAAAGGTGGTATAGTACCCGGAAGAGGAAACACTGATTCAGTTCCAGCAATGTTAACACCCGGTGAAGTTGTTATAAGTAAACCTGCTGTTGAAAAATTCGGTGCGATAAATTTATTAAATTTAAATAGAGAGGCAGGAACATCTAGCAAACCAAAAATAAAACGTGGCATAACATATGCGAATGAAGGTGCAAAAATAGTGCCAGTCATTCCAAATGTAGGTGATATGTTTAACGCATTCTTAGGATCAATTGGTGATTTGGAAAATTCAGATCTAGGTAAAACATTATCTGATCCCTCAATACCTGAAACTTTAAAAACATTTGCAGAAAGTGTAGCGATACCGAAAGAAACTCAAATCAAAGCTGCAGAAGGTGTAACAAATACAGTGTTCAATAGGATAAGAAGAGGTGTAACATCATCTGATTTTTCAAATAAACTTATGTCTACTGATTCCCCAGTGACACCTAATCTTTTGCCATTCAATAAATTAAAATCTGGTGCTGGAGGATTTAATATTAAATCATTATTTGATGATGTTTTTAATAAAGTAAACCCTCAAAATGATATTCCACAAAATAATGATACTTTTGGAATTCAATTGAACAGCCCAAATCAAAATAAATTAGAGACATTAGGATTGATAATATGATTGACACTACAAAATTATTACCTAGATCTAAGGGATCAAGTTTATCAAGAGACTCTGTTAAAAATTTAAGTGTTATAAAAAGAGACGTGATTGAAATTGATAGTTTACTTAAAATGAGATTTGTTTTAAGTAAAGTAAGAGAAGGAATACTAAAACAAAAAGAGGAAAGAGAAAGACGAATCGAAAGAGAGACTTTATTAGAGGAGAGAAAAGGAAGAGATAATGATGATGATTTTGACATAGGAGATCCTATGAAACCAAAACCTAAACCCGGACGAGGTGGTGTAATAGGTGCTTTAATATCAAGTGTTCTTAAAAATTTTGGAATAGTTTCCTTAAGTAAAATAGGAGCACTACTCAAAGTAGGTAAGGTTTTAAAATTACTTTTAAGTCCAAAGGTTCTTATAATTGCTGGAACTATTACGATTCTTACAAAGGTCATACAAAATGTTTCTCAAATAGAGAAAAGTGTTTTAAAAAAAGATCTAGATGCAGTCAGTGGTAATAAGGTAAAAAATGGAATTGATAGTTTTATAAATGCACTTCAATTTGTTACCGCTGCATATGCAATTGGTTCAGCTGTTAATTTTGGTAAAAGAAAACTTCAAGAAAGACTTATTCAACAAAGAGGTATCGCTCAAACAAGAGTTGATTTACTTCAATTTGCAAAACGAGAAAGAGCAAAAACAAAAAGACTACTTTTACAAAGAGGCACTGCTGTTACTGATGAAGCAGCAGATGCATTGATGAGGGAAGCTGAACTTGATCCAAAATTGCAAGAAATAGAAAGAAGAGAGGGTGGAAAAAGAAGAGAATTTGTGAATGAAGAAATTTCTGTTCCAAAAAAGAAAGCAAAAGCCAAAAAAAGTTTTGTAAAAATAGAAGCACCAGTGGGTGGTGGGCCTGATGTGGCCGGTTCTCGTCGTGGGGGATTTAGAGTTCCAATGGATAGAACCCTTAAAAAACCTCCAGTAAACATCTATGAAGAAGTTTTTGAGGGTGGTAAGAAAAAAAGATATGAGGTAAATCAAATGAAAGGGACTTACATGTCCAGAAAACCAGTATTCAATATTGAAGGCCGTCAATTTGATTTTTCTGCTGATTTGTATAGAAGAACTGGCAACTCAAGAAATAGAGAATATAGAGTTTCTGCATTCTATGCAGAGTTAAATGAATTTAGAAGAGGTCGTTTTATTTCTTCAGAGGATGTTGAGTATATGGCTAAAAATATCCTTGGGGCAGATGATGTTAAAAGTGATGTTTTTAGAAAACAAAATAATTTTTATTACAAAGAATTAGCTCAAATTAATATAGATAAACAAAAAAGAGAATCATTATTATCTGGGACAGGAAAACGAGGAACTGATGTTAAAGCAACTGGAAAAGTTGGGTCAAAACAATTTACAAAAAAAACATTAAAGTCAACGACAAAAAAAATATCAGCAGAGGCAATGACTGGTGCTGGACAGAAAGGAATAAGAAAGATTCTTTCAGAGAGTATTGGTGCCATACCATTTTTGGGTGATATAATTGCCATGTTAGTTGATATATTTGTCTTTGGAGAACCACCCGGAAGAGCAGCATTTATGGCAGTAGGTAGTGCACTCTTAGGATTCTTAGGTGGATTATTAGGAAGTATCGCAGGCCCTCCGGGAGCCATTGCTCTTGGCCTCCTTGGTGGTCTAGGTGGAGATTTACTTGGAGGACTTTTATATGATATGATGTTTGGAACTCCCGGAAGTTCTAATCCTCTTGATAGACTACCTAAAACAGGTTTCAAACAATTCATTAAAAAAACTGCAGCAGCAATTGGATTAAGTAGTGGTGGTTTTGCTAGTTATGGAAAATATATGTTGGGTGAACAAGGTAGAGAATTTGTGTTGGATGCTGACTCAACTGCATCTGTTGAGAAAAATTATCCGGGATTATTAATGGCATTAAATAAAGCTGATTATGATGGAGCATTGGATGTGTTAAAAAGTCGTGCTTTTTATGAGGATGGAGGAACCGGAACTGAAAGAATGATGCCTATTCCTATTCCAATACCTTCTCCTTCAAACGAGTATGCACGATCTAATTCTTCTATACCTTCAAGAAGAAAAAGTAATCTTAATCATCTTACTTATTCGCAACTTTACAGGAGGGGATAATGAGTAACACTGCCAAATATCAAGATGCAACAATAAGAAAAGCTTTAATAAAATCAAATGAATCAGATCAAGAGGTTGATATATCTGCTTGTGTTGAGTGTGCATATGTTGAAAATATTTACGATGATACAATAAAAGTACAGTATACTATTTCTAACATTGCGGGGACGGTCAACGGTAAAACTTTACTTGAGGGATTACCTCTTGTTGGCACTGAGGATTTTCATTTAGTAATTGAGGATGGAAGTGGTAATACAATTGAAACAAAATTAAATGTTAACAATGTGAGAATAATTGAGAAAGATAATCAAAAAGAAAATTTAAGTATAAGTTTTGTATCTGAGGAACTTATAAAAAATGAAAGTGAATTAAATGCAGTTAGAATAAGACATAACGGAAAGATATCTCAAAGCGTGAAAGATATACTTACAAATAATTTACAAACTGAAAAAGAATTTTTCATTGATGAGACAAGTAATAATTATAATTTTATTGGTAATAAAAGAAAACCGTTATACATGATCAACTGGTTATGTAAAAAATCTATTCCCAAAAAAGATGGGAAAAAAGGTGAGACTGCTGGTTACTTATTTTTTGAAACATCAGAAGGGTTTTATTTTAAATCGATTGATAGTCTTTTTGCACAAAAACATGAAAAATCTTTTGGTTTTTTTGGCCAAGCACAGACACCTGAAGGTTATGATGGTAATATTATAAATTTTTCTACATCTAATAGATTTGATGCTGCACAAAAATTAAGGTCTGGTGTTTACAATACAAAAATCATTTTGTTTGATCCATTTAATTGTAAATATGACGAGATAAAGGAGGGAGTTAGTGAGGAATCTGATGGCACGACGAACGCTGGATTAAAGTTACCTGTGATTAATAAAAAATTTGATAAAGCACCAACTCGAACAACTTTTATGTTGAGAGATACAGGTGTTCTACCTACTGGTGATGTGAAAGAACAAGTTAAAAAAAATGAAGAGGAAATATTTGAAGTCGCTAGTGTGCTTAATCAAGCCATAAGAAGATATAGTCAATTTAGTATTGGTGCTGTTGAGATGGATATCTTTGGTGATTTTTCACTTCATGCAGGACAAACTGTATTTGTTGATGCTCCTTCAACCGAACAAGGGGAGGATGCAAAGAAAGATGAGTTAATGGGTGGAAAATATTTAATACATCAAGTTAAACATGTTATTCGAGGTGGTTTATGTCAAACAAGACTAGGATTAGTAAGAGACTCGGTTGGAAGAAAAGGAAAACCACATAATGGTAGCATGGTAAACTAAACTTACGCTATGATAATAAATAAGAATGTAGGAGTTTAACTAATTAACTATGACTACTATTAAACACGACTTAGATCATGAAGTTTATCTTGATCCTAAAGATGGTAAAGAACATACCAATCATGGTATGTTAGAGTATAAAAAGTCTGAACTTGAAGAAGTTCATGCAGACTATGAATATGCTCATAAGGACGATGAAGTTGTTCCGAATGAGGGTAAGATAAATGATTGGCATACTCGTCATGAAGATAAACATTTAGAAATCTATTGTGACAATCATCCCGATGCATTTGAGTGTCGAGTGTATGACGACTAATGGAACAGACATCAGGTTTATATAATCCCGGATTTGTTGGGTCACAATTTCATTGGTGGTTAGGCCAAGTATGTGACTCAACAACTTGGCGTGACAATCAATCTGATTCATCTTATGATAATCCAGAGGATGTGCCGGGATGGGGATATCGATATAAAGTTAGAATCATGGGATTACATGATGCTGGTGAGGCTGAAATTGAGTCTGATCAACTTCCATGGTGCCAAGTTATGTACTCCGTTTGGGGTGGTGGTCAAGGTGGATCATTTCAAACTCCCGGAATCAAGGAGGGAATGTTTGTCTTTGGTTTCTTTTTAGATGGAACTGATGAACAAGTCCCTGTTATCATGGGATGTTTGGGAAATAATGCAAAGACAGTTATAAAAGGTATCGGATCTGCTGAAGGTGAACCAAACACTTTCATGCCAAAAAGTTTTCATAAAGATGATGATACAACAAAGGCTCCAGATTTTGAAAAAATAATTACAGAACCAAGGTCATCTGGAGCATCAGAGTCAACAGATGTAGTTAACAAGAATAGTGCAGCGACCAAAGACGAGAAAAAAATATTAGAAAAGGAGCGTCCGATTGAGTGTCCAAAACATGGAGAACCCATGACCTCAATGCAAACTCATATGAATAATTTTCAAAAAGATTATCAGGGTTTGATGGAAAAATTAAACAGTTATGGCCCTGCAGCAGCATCAAAAGGTGTAGACGAATCAATAGATAAACTTATTGATAAAACTTCAAAATTATCTGGTAAATCTTTAACAACTCCACTCAATAATACACAGAATTTTTTAAGTGAGAAGTTAAATGAAGCGACAAGAAACATAGATAAACTCGCGAACATAACTGATAGATTAGATAATCTTGAAGCAAACGTTGCTGCTCAAGGTAAGTTGGGTTGTGTTTTTAATAAGATAAAAGGAAATTTAGCACAACTCATAGGTGCAGCGATAAGAAGATCCTTGAAAAGAAAAAATAATCGAACACCACAAAATCAAAATCAAACAAGACCAACAGGATCAAATTCAGATTTAATACCTCCTATTCCACCAGAGGGTTTTTATACACCCTCAAATCCATGTGAAACTGAAGAGATTATTGCTGATGTTTTTTCAAGTGTGATGGGAGAGATCACTCAAGGATATCAAGAAGCAATTATTCCATTAGCACCCGGATCTGGGACATCGAGTCAGAGTAGAATAGCAAGTATCTTATCACAAGAAAATGTATTAACAAATTTAGAGAATGGGAAACTGTTTGGTGGATTAACAGCAGCACTAGGAGCTGGAATTGGTATTGGTGCTGGTCAGTCAGGTGCGATAACAAGTGCATTGAAATCGGGTAACTATGCAGCAGCATTGACATCTCTTGTTGATTTTAATGGTAGTAGTGCTGCAATCGGTGGACTATCGACTGCATTACAATCAATTAATAACGGAGATATCGTGGGTGCTTTTCAAGGACTGTCAGGCCCATTAGGTATTGATTCAAAACTCATGGGTGCGGTTGGTGCTTCACTTGGTGCGATCAAAGGTGGTGATATGGCATCACTTACAAACGCTCTCGGAAATTTAGGAGGTGCTGCACCACAAATATTAACAGATGTATTAGGTGGTAGATTACCACTATCTGGTATTGATATAGGTGGATTTGGTGCACTTGGTGGTTTAGATTTTGATATGGCACTTGCAACTACTTTTATGTCAACAGCAGCAGCATTTCTTGAATGTGATCCTCCAGATGAGTGTCCTACAACGGATACTCAAACTCTTGCATCAGGTGGCATCAGCAAAAATGATTTAAAAACTGGTGGTATTAATCCAAGCAACATCGTAAATCAAATGAAGAGTAAGATGCCAAAAGTTGGTGACTTAACAACACTTGCAGATGGTACAATAGGTAAAGTTTCAGCGATTAGAAATATTAAAAAGACATTTGCAAAACCTTTCCCTCCTATTCCATCGGGTGAAAATTTATTACCGGGATCTTTTAACATAACACCTCAATCATAATGTCAATAGCACCAATATCAAATGAGAATATTAAAGTTGGATATATCAGTGAGACTGGATATGTTAAGGGAAAGTCTATTGTTGAAGCAAATACATATGAAGCGGTAAATCCCGGAACTACATACATTTTTTTAGACGGAGATAAAAAAGTAAAATATCTAACGATAGATCAAGTAAATAAACTTACATCAAAAGATTTATTAAGAACTGATCCCTGTAAAGTAGGCCCACAACCATGTCCTCCACCTACACTTGAATTTTTTGGTGGCGGTGGCATAGGTGCAGAAGCAAATCCTGTTGTAGATCGTCAAGGTAATCTTCTTGCTGCAGACTTGGTGAATGGTGGATTTGGGTATCAAACACCACCTTTTGTTGCTGTTGTTGATCCATGTCGCAGTGGAAAAGGTGCAGTATTAAACACTGAAATAGAAAATGGAATTGTTGTTAGAATAATAATAAGAGAAACTGGAACAGGATACCTACCACCTAAAGATACAGTTCCACAATATCCAGCGATACTTCAATTGTCAGAAGTCAGAGTTGATAATCCGGGAATAAATTATGATTCTGGTAATGATGAGATTGTGATTGAACCCGCAAATGGAACTCAACTCTCTTACACTGTTGAACCTTTTGGTAAAATATCTGGAGTGAAAGTATTACAAGCTGGTAACTTTACCGAATTACCATCAATAAGAATGAGAACAAACACCGGATTGAGTGCATCGTTTACTCCTGTGTTTAATGTTGTTCGAGATCCAAGACCAGTAGAACCAGTTGCAAAAGATATTGTTCAAGTATTTGACCTCGTTGGTTTGAATATCAACGGATATGTTGGAGGTAAAGAATACTATGGTAATGTATATTTTAAAAATGGTGTAAAATTTGCAGGAACATCAACAAAATCGGGAACAAACATCAGAGTTTTTGAATCGAGAGAGTCAAGTATTAGTGGAGTTGATGTCCCAGTTACAAGGACATCTAGGACTGATGAAACATTAACTACAAGAACTGCCACTACAACCGATGTGATCACAGCAGAACCAGAGGTCGTTGAACCTACAACTTATACAACTGCACCTGCACCAAGTCCATCACCAACACCAAGTCCTGCACCGGCACCCTCTCCATCTCCTTCTCCATCTCCTTC